GGCCTTGAGACTGGTAGACTAATAACATTTGACTTGAATTTCACAGCAAAGTCTTATGTGTATGGTCCAATCAAAGAAGCGAAAATCATTTCGCAAACTATCACAACTTTCTTCAACCTCGAAGATATAGATGCCAGTGGAGGTATTACAGGAGCCACGGGTGCATACTCTAGAGTTGATGTTGGCGTTAGTGGTGGTGCAGGAAATACGTATAACCTAGTTAATGGTTACACGGCAGATACAAATCTTTTCGTTCGTGGTTACTCAGCAGGGGTAACAGGAGGACCCGGTATAGATGTACTTGGTAATACAATATGACAAAAAAATCAATAAGTGATAAGATATCAGAAGCACTTGATGTCGAAACTCCAGTATCAAAAGCCGACATTGAAATTAAAAAACCTAAAGAAATCGAAGTATCACCCGATGACGATCTAAATAAAGATTACATCTCAGTCAGACGTAATCTGAAAGATCTAATTCAAACTGGTACAGGAGCAATTGACGGTATTCTTAATGTGGCATCAGAAGGTGAACATCCGCGTGCATATGAAGTTGCTGCACAACTTATCAAGGTAGTAACAGATACCAATAAGGAATTGATGGATCTCCACAAAAAGGTAAAAGACATTCAGAAGGATGATGTCAAACTAACCCAAAATAATACCACAAACAATGCCATATACGTGGGATCAACCACTGATCTTCAATCTCTGATAAATCAGGATAGAAGTCAAGCCAAGAAGAAATTAAATAATGAAGAGGATATTATAGATCAATGAGTGAAGGTTACCTTGGTAATAAGAATCTAAAAGCAGCAGGAAAAAACGTAGAATTTACTAAAGAGCAGGTCGAAGAGTACATGAAATGTGCTAAAGATCCTGTTTACTTTATTAAAGAATATGTTCGTATTGTATCTCTTGACGAAGGGCTTGTTCCCTTCGGAATGTATGATTTCCAAGAAGATATGGTAAGGCAGATTCACGACAACAGATTCGTAATTGCAAAATTACCTCGACAGACTGGCAAGTCAACTACAGTTATATCTTACTTACTCCATTACATTCTGTTTACGCAGGATGTCAATGTTGCTATTCTTGCTAACAAATTAGCCACTGCAAGAGAACTCTTACATAGATTAAAGTTAGCATATGAGTATCTTCCACCTTGGATGCAACAAGGTATCGTAGAATGGAATAAAGGGTCGATTGTTCTTGAAAATGGATCCAAGATTCTAGCATCAGCTACGTCTTCAAGTGCAGTCCGTGGTGGATCATTCAACATGATCTTCCTTGACGAATTTGCGTTTGTTCCTCAAGGGGTGGCAGAAGAGTTCTTCAGTTCAGTATATCCAACCATTACATCTGGACAGTCAACTAAAGTTCTAATCATTTCAACGCCAAAGGGGTTGAATATGTTTTATCGTTTCTGGAATGATGCGGTAAACAAAAGAAATGATTACGTTCCTATTGAGGTACACTGGTCTGCGGTTCCGGGTAGGGATGAAAAATGGAAAGAACAGACTATAGCAAACACATCAGAGGAGCAGTTCCGGGGTGAGTTTGAATGTGACTTTATTGGTTCTTCTTCTACTTTAGTTTCAACGTCTAAACTTAAATGTCTATCATACCAAAATCCAATAGTTTCAAATGATGATGGTTTATCGTTATACGAAAAACCAAAAAAGGATAGAGTCTATATTACTACCGCAGACACATCCCGTGGACAGGGGAGGGACTATAGTGCCTTTGTTATATTTGACGTAACAGAAATGCCCTATAAAGTGGTTGCTACCTACAGAAACAATACGGTATCTCCCATGTTATATCCAACAGTTATCCACAGCTTATGCAAACAATATAATGATGCACACTGTTTAATAGAAATTAATGACATTGGCGGCCAAGTAGCAGATATTCTTCACGCAGAACTAGAATACCCAAACCTCATAACAGTGCTTGTAAAGGGTAGAAAAGGACAAATTGCTTCTTGGGGGGGTTTCGGTGGTAATTCTCAAATGGGTATACGTCAAACCAGTGTAACGAAGCGTGTGGGATGCTCAACGTTAAAAAGTTTGATTGAGGAAGACAAACTTATAGTCAACGATATGCACATAATGGAAGAGTTGTTTTCATTTATATCCAAGCGACATTCCTATGAGGCTGAAGACGGACATCATGATGATCTAGTTATGTGTCTAGTTATGCTTGGATGGTTAACCACTCAGTCTATGTTCAATGAGTTCATCGAGGGTTCATTCAGAGAAAATCTATACGAAGAAAAGATAAAAGAACTAGAGGAAGAAATGACACCCTTCGGTTTTATGGACGGTGACCTAGAAGACCAATCATTCGTAGATGATCAAGGAGATCGCTGGTATGGGGATAGCAACCAAGATAATGACAGTGATTCGTCTTTTTGGTGAATTACCCAGAATCCTAAATAACTCTGATCCGTTAAATTATGTAAATACAAGATAGACGGTCTTATCAAAGGAGAATAACATGGGATTTCAAGTCAGTCCAGGCGTAAACGTCACAGAAATTGATTTGACAACAATTGTCCCGGCAGTAGCCTCAACTTCAGGCGGTATCGCTGGAGTATTTCAATGGGGACCTGTAGAGGAAATCACGCTTGTCGATTCGGTGAATGTACTAAAAAGTAGATTCGGTGGTCCTGATGATGATACATACGAATATTTTTTCACCGCTGCAAACTTCCTCGGTTACGGTAACAGCCTTCAGGTTGTTCGTGCAGTAGGAACAGATGCAAAGAACGCAGTTTCAACAGGTGGAACAGCAAGATTATTTAAAAATGAAGTAGATTTTGAAACAAATAAAGGTTCTGGGATTGGTCAATTCTTTGCCAAGTACCCAGGCGTTCTTGGAAACTCCATCTCCGTTTATGGATTTGATGGTGGAGCAGCAAGTGACGGAGAAGTTGGTGTGACTATTGGTCTGTCAACTGGAATCGGAACTACAGTTACCGTTGGAAGCACCCAAATTTCTATTGGATTGGGTACAACCCAAGGTGCGGGACCAAACGTTCAGAAGGGTGATGTTCTTCAACTCCCATCTGGTCAGCGTGTTCTCATAAACGAAACTGCTATCGGAATTACCTCACCATTCAAGTTGAACACTGCTATTTCAACTGAAGTCACAAATGGCGCTGGTGTTACTCTCCAATCTAGATATTCGACACTATTCCCAAGACTTGGAACTAAGAGTGTATCTGCTACAGGAACTGATGTAGAAAACGCTGGTGGAACAAACGACCTTTTCCACCTTGCAGTAGTTGACCATGATGGTAAATGGACTGGAGAAAAGGGTACTGTTCTCGAAACATTCGAGTCAGTTTCCAAAGCAACAGATTCCAAGAAGTTTGATGGTTCTGCTAACTTTTATAAAGATATCATCAACGAAGAAAGTCAATACATTTGGGCGGATGATGATCTTGCGGGAGTTTGTACTGGAACTAAATCCAATACAACCTTTGGTAGCATTACTGCAAATACAGACTTGACTTCTTCTGGTGCGTATGGTGTTACTCTTGCAGGAGGAACTGCCGCTAAGACCGCAGCAGAAACAGCCTTGTACACTGCCGGTTACTCTAAGTTTGAAGATTCAGAAGTAGTTGATGTTTCTCTTCTTCTTTCTGGTCCTGCTAGTGCTACTGTTCAGGGACTTCTGGTTGATCTTTGTGATCAGAGAAAGGATTGCATTGCATTCTTGTCTCCTAATCCACTATCAGACTATAAGAATAAATCAGAAGGAGATGCATCTAAGAATGCAGTGAACTATAGGAACAATTCACTAAACAAGAATTCATCATACGCAGTCTTGGACACAGGATTCAAGTACATGTACGATCAGTTCAATGGTGTGTATAGATATGTTCCACTGAATGGTGACATCGCTGGTCTTCTAGCAAGAACCGAACGGGAAAATGAGGCATGGTTCTCACCCGCTGGTTTCAACAGAGGACAAATCCGAGGTGTCGTCAAGCTGGCGTTCAACCCAAGACAAGCCCAAAGAGATGATCTCTATCAGGCTGGAATTAACCCTGTAGTTTCATTCCCCGGTGAAGGAACAATCCTCTTCGGTGATAAGACTCTACAGAGTAAACCAAGTGCATTCGACAGAATCAATGTTCGTAGACTGTTCATTATTCTTGAGAAAGCAATTGCAACTGCTGCCAAGTTCCAACTCTTCGAGTTTAACGATGAGTTTACTAGATCGCAGTTCAGAAACTTGGTGGTTCCATTCCTTCGGGATGTTCAGTCAAGAAGAGGTGTCACTGACTTTAAGGTTGTTTGCGACGAAAGTAACAACCCCGGCAGTGTAATTGATAGAAACGAGTTTGTAGCTGATATATACATTAAGCCTAACCGTTCGATCAACTTTATTCAACTGAACTTCATTGCAACACCTAGTGGTGTATCCTTTGAAGAGGTAGGCGGATGATAAACGATGGGCCCTTCGGGGCCCTCATTCTAACAGGAGAATTTTAGATGAATATTAAAAATTTCCAGTCAGCCCTGACACAAGGTGGTGTTCGCACTAACCTCTTCATCGTGGAAGGCAAGATTGGTCAAAACACAAGTAATAAAACCAGATTCTTAGTAAAAGCGGCGAGTCTTCCCCCTTCTACACTGGGAACTATTCCAATTCCATATCGTGGTCGTACGATCAAGATACCTGGCGATAGAACCTTCGATACATGGACACTTAGTGTTCTCATGGACGGAGATTATGAACTTAGAAACAAGTTCGAGGCATGGGGACAACTCATCAACGAAAACGAGAACAACACTCCACAAGTTGATGGTGGGTTCTTTACAAGTTCTGGTTCAGGTTTCAATACAGATGTATTCTGTGAGTGGAAGATTTCTTCCCTAAATAGACAAGGACAGGCAATTAAAACCTACGCAATGGTAGGCGCTTGGCCTAGTGATATTAGTTCTGTAGAATTATCGAATGATAATACAGATACCCTCGGTGAATTTACTGTTACGATGCAGTATCAATATTGGTTAGCGAGTTCTGGTCAAGGAAGTGCTTCAGATAAGACTCCGGTAACAGAGTCTACAGCAAACACGGATCCAGAAAACGCATTATGATTTAGGAATGAATAATGCCCATTAATGTATTTGGTTATAGTATTGGAAAACAAAAAGATCCCCTTGAAAAGGTAGTTTCATTTGCTCCACCCGAGCAAGAAGATGGAGCTTCTGTAGTTCAAGGTGGGGGCTTTTATGGCACTTATCTTGATCTTGATACTTATATCAAGAATGATATAGATCTTATCTACAAGTATAGAGATATGGCCCTTCACCCCGAGGTGGAGATGGC